AAAGGTATATAAATGCCCCATTTTTAACATTTCCCAACACATATTTAACAGTTGTTAGCACAGTTTGGCACGCTTTTTGCTGTGTCCGTGCCAACGAAACGAATTTTAACAAGTCGTTAAGAAAGTTTAACAGATGAATAAAGATGCGACACCGCCTTAGAAATCGCATATTTATGCAGGATCAGCGACACAGCCACAGATGCAGCCGATATCCACAGATGCAGCAGAAGCCACAGACCGCCACGGTGTCGCCTTATATGTAGCATAGCTACATACGCCACCATTGCCACAGAAGCCACATGGAAGCCGTACAGGGCGTTAAAAAAGACCCCGTGGGCAATTACACCTCACAGGGTCTTACAAGGGCACAGGGCTTATTCTATAAGGTGAAGCCGTTGCGCAAAAAACAGAGAAAAAAGAAAAAATCGCCAATTAAGACTTTTTAACAAAAATAATTTGGTTGATTGAAAAAATCGTCGTATCTTTGCACCGTGATTTAGAAAATGAGTTATTAATTAAAATTAGAAATTATGGCAACATATAAAATTATTTTAGAATGTGAAACCGTTTTATCAGTTAACGGTAAACGTGTTAAAAGTGAGGTGACACACATCACACAAACAGTAACAGGTGATTTTGCTGATGTAGCAAAGGTGATGTATCAGCACGAAGTAAATTACATCAAGCACAACACCTTACCAAAGCTAACCAAAGATGTTTACACCTGTTATCAGTCAAAAGATAGCTTGCAGTACATCTTAGAATACGGTTGCAGCGTCACACAGATTTGCAACAAGTTGGGCAAAGAAGCGAGTTCTTTTTTGCAGTTGACGCAAATTAGTGAGCGTGTTGGATAAGTTTAACGCCTGTAGTGTAAAAGCTACAGGCACAAAATAAAGGCGTATGGACACAAAGAAGAAAGAAGAAGCACTGATGATGTTGCTTCAAGTATTAAACAAAGCCTGTGACGATATGGACTATATCGCACAGAGCTTGAACTCAGAACAGAAGAACTTTTTGAATACCGTAAATGATACGGTTTTAGACGCAAGAACCGTTCTTCAAGACGTTCTGATTCAAGATAAGAAAGATGGTCTGTTGGTGAATAAACTTCAAGACGAGTTTACACAGGTTCTTGACTTCTTATCAGAAAACAGACTGATGGCTGAGTTTATCAAACATAAAAGTAAGTACGATGAATAAGAAAGAAAAGATTGAGGTGATAGAATGCACCTGTGCAGTTGTCCTTTGGACTGTAATCTGCTTTGTAGTAATTAGCGTCTTTGGTTCTTGCACCACTTCACAGAATGTGGAAGCAAAAGGGCGCACAGTAATAGTAACAACGGACACCACCGTAGTAAATCACGGTGGCTACATTAAGTTTCAAAAGTGATGGAAGACAGAAACGAATATCAAGAAAACCTGTTTAACGCTTTGACTGCGCTTAATGGTCTTCTACAGACCAAGGAAATGTGCAACGATGACAAAGCCGTTATCAAGGTGAACAGATTCCGCAAATGGTTGATAGACCGAATCGAATCTGAAAAGGTAAGTGAGTAATAACAGTTTATAATAAGTTTAACATTTAAATTTTATCAATTATGTTTAGTTTTAGTAACACATTCAACAAGGCTTCTTTTGGTATTGACACCAAGGACTACGAGTACATCAAGTTAGCAGACGTGGCAAAGGGTTCTTCACCCGATGAGGTTCACCCTATCAACGGTCTGTATGTTCACGGTTCTGCTTTGGGTGATTCACCTGTCATTATTGACGTACAGGCTAAGAAGTTGGTAAATATGCCAAAGCACTTGGGCGAAACATTCCGTGAGATTCTCGCTAACACAGAAGCCGTACAGGCTATCAAGGACGGTAAGGTAGGTTACACTATCTACACTTACGAGTCACACGCTAAGACCTGTTACGGTATCAACTTTGTTGATATTAAGTAGTATTGAAGTTTCACACATAGGGCGCACTTATTCTTTTTAGGTGTGCCCTTTAATTTTAAGTAGTTATGGGTAGGAATCCTATTGGCTTTAGTAGTAGAACGTTCTCGTTCAACAAAGCCGTAATAAAACAAAGAATCATCGAAGCAAAGATGAGTTCGCCAGAATACAAAGCCGAGATAAGAAGAATCTTCCAACAGGCTAACAGACGTATTCAGAACATCGAATCAAAGGGACTTGTTTCACCTGCGGTGATGGCGTTAAACAAGGGTGATATAAAGGGCTTCACCAAGTTTTCAATGAAGCACGATTGGGAAGACCTAAAAGCAGAATATGCAAAGGCGGTGGGGTTCTTACGTCAACCTACATCAACCGCCACAGGCGTACGAGAGTACAACAAACATCTGATGGACGCATACGACCTTACAGAAGACGAGTTCAATTTGATGTCTGACAAGATACAGGAAAAGTTCTTGTCTGTGTCTGATGAAAACTTTGTGGAACAGTACTTGATGAGGTACAAAGATTTCACAGGTGAACTTGAAACAGAAGCAGCGGACGTTTCCGACCAAATAGAAACAGACGCTGCGAGATTGGAACAGGCTATCGAACAGGACTTGGAAAAAGACGCTCAAAATGTGTTGGACTATGCCAACAGTATTAAAAGCGGAATAATGAGTACTTTAAAGAAATTCGGTCTATAATGAAAAAGAAAAAGAATTTTTGTTTGCACGGTGAAGTCTATTCACCAAAAGATATAATAACCGTCCTTAACTTGGCGGTCGATGAAACCTGTTTGCGTGGAAACAACAAAAAACAAAAGTTCTTTGATATTCCTGTATGCTTTGATATTGAAACCACTTCATTCTACAAGAACGGTGACGAATATCTGTCCTATGAGCAGTACACCAAATTAGGCGTGAAGTTGGAAAAGTGTTCCTGTATGTATGTTTGGCAATTTGGTATAAACGGCTACTGTGTAGTCGGTCGTACTTGGGAAGAGTTTACCGAAATGATGGAAACGATTTCTGACTACTTGCATCTATCAGAAAACAGGCGTTTGATAGTGTACGTTCATAACTTGGCGTATGAGTTCCAATTTATCAGACAACGTTTCACGTGGAACAAAGTATTTTCTATCGACCTAAGAAAGCCGATTTACGCTATCACAGAATCGGGTATCGAATTTCGTTGCAGCTATCTTTTGAGCGGTTATTCACTCGCAAAGTTAGGCGGTCAACTGATGAAGTACAAATGTGAAAAGATGGTGGGAGACCTTGATTATTCCCTGTTACGGCACAGTAAGACACCACTAACAGAAAAGGAAATGGGCTATTGCCTTAATGACGTTAAAGTGGTTATGTGCTATATACAGGAAATGATTGAACGCTACAAGGGTATTACACATTTGCCGATTACCAAAACAGGCTTTGTAAGAAAGTACTGTCGCAAACACTGTCTGTACTGTGAAGACGAGTTCGGAAAGACCGTGCAAAATTGGTCTTATATAAACACGATTCACGACCTAAACATAAGTGGTGTTGACGAGTTCAACACGTTGCAAAGGGCTTTTAGTGGTGGCTTTACGCACGCAAATGCGAACCACACGGACGATGTTATGACAAACGTTAGCAGTTACGATTTCACAAGCAGTTATCCTTATGTGATGGTAGCAGAACAGTTCCCGATGAGTTCGGGCGTGCACGTACAGGTAAAAAGCAAAAAGCAATTTGAATTTTTCCTGTCTGCTTACTGTTGTATCTTCGACATCGAATTTACAAAGATAATGAGTTCACAGGTACAGGACACGCCCTTGTCTGTTTCCAAGTGCTTCTATAAAGAAAACGTGGTCGAAAACAACGGACGTGTATTTTCGGCTGACAAAGTTGTGACTACTATCACGAATGTTGACTATAACGTGTTTAAAATGTTCTACACTTGGGAAGACGAAAAGGTGGTGGATATGTGGTGTTATAAAAAGGCTTATTTACCAACAGAGTTTGTTAAATCAATTCTTCACCTGTACGCCAACAAGACAACGTTAAAAGGCGTAAAAGGCAAAGAAGTGGAATATTTAAATTCCAAGGAAATGTTAAACAGTTGTTACGGTATGTGTGTGACAAACCCACTACGTGATGAATTTACTTATAATGGTGAATGGGACGTTTCACACCTTACATCTGACAAGATAAACGAAACCTTGGTGAAGTACAACGATAGCCGTAACAGATTCCTGTTTTACCCTTGGGGTGTGTTTGTAACCGCTTATGCAAGAAGAAACCTTTTCACAGGTATCTATGAATGCGGTGACGATTACATATACTCGGACACCGATTCCGTGAAATTGCAGAACGGTGAAGCACACGCACAGTACTTCAAAGAATATAATACGATGGTGGAATATAAGCTAAGACAGGCCGCAAAATATCATAAGATAGATTTTGAACTGTTTGAACCGAAGACCATAAAGGGCGTTAACAAGTTGATGGGCGTTTGGGACTTTGAGGGCGTTTACAGTAGATTCAAGACCCTTGGTGCAAAACGTTATATGGTGGAAGAAGAAGACGCTTTGACAGTTGGCGGTAAAAGTTACCCTGTATCTCTGACAGTAAGCGGTGTGAATAAGAAAAGTGCTATTCCGTGGTTACTTGAAACTTACGGACAAGACGGAATCTTTGACGCATTCACTAACTATTTGGCGATACCGCCACAGGCTACAGGAAAGAACATTCACACTTATATTGACTACGAACAACAGGGCGTGTTAACTGACTACACAGGCGAACAGGGAGAGTTTCACGAACTTTCGGGCGTACACCTTGAAGCCACAGGATATTCTCTTTCGTTGTCTGTTATGTATTTAAACTTTTTAATGGGTATCAAATTTAAAGATTAAAAGATATGTTTGGAAAGAAAAGTAAAAAACCACAGTATTACAGTTTATCAGCTATTCTTGAAAAGAATGCTGACTACAACATCATTTTCGGTGAACGTTCCAACGGTAAGACTTATGCGTGTTTGGCGTATATGATTATCAACTACGTTGAAACAGGTGAACAAAGCGCATACGTAAGACGTTGGCGTGAAGACTTGAGGGGAAAACGTGCTGAATCTCTGTTTGCGGGACACGTTGCCAACGGCTTTGTGTCACAGGTAACGAACGGTAAGTACAACGAAGTATTTTATTTGTCGGGTAAATGGTTCTTGTCTTACTACGATAGCAACAAGGGAAAACGCTTCCCCGATGATAAGCCGTTCTGTTATGGCTTCTGTCTATCAGAACAGGAACACGACAAGTCAACAAGTTACCCTATGATAACTACGGTCGTTTTTGATGAGTTTATAACAAGGCGTTATTATTTGCCAGATGAGTTTATGCTCTTTATGAATGTACTGAGTACTATTATCAGAAACCGTTCCAACGTCCGTGTGTTTATGCTCGGTAACACGGTAAACAAGTTCTGTCCGTACTTTGGTGAAATGGGTCTTAATAACATACAGTCGATGCCACAGGGCAATATCGACCTGTACCGATTCGGTGAAGACGGTGCAACGGTGGCGGTGGAATACTGCGACACCTTGGAAAAGGAAAAACCGTCAAACAAGTACTTCTGCTTTGGGAATGAGGCTTTGCAGATGATTACGGGCGGTAAATGGGAACTTGCAGTATATCCGCACCTACCAAAGAAGTACAAGCCAAAGGACGTGCTTTTCACTTACTTCATAGAGTTCAACGGTACGGTGTTACAGGCAAACATCATACAGGTTGATGATGAGTGTTTCACATACATTCACGCCAAAACGACACCTATCAAGGACACCGACAACAGTTTGATTTATTCACTTACGATGAACGGTAAACCGAACTACAAAAGAAAGTTGATAAGTACTGCAACGGAACTTGAAGCCAAGGTCGCCCGATTCTTTGCAACCGATAAGGTTTTCTATCAGAACAACGAAATCGGGGAAATTGTACGTAATTACATAATGACAAGTGCAAAAAACAACATTTTGAGCGTTAAATAATGTAAATCTTGCGGAGATACGAATTTTTATTCGTATCTTTGCAAAAGATTTAAAAAAATAAGATTTATGAATATGGACGAAGTTACATCATTAATAAGCAACGTTGGTTTTCCGATTGCGGTATGTGTCGCCCTGTTTTATTTTATGATGAAACAGGAAGACAAGCACAACGACGAGACCGACAAGTTAAGTGCTACTGTTGAAGCAAACACGAAAGTTTTGACGGAACTTTGCACATTAATTAAAACTTTGGTAAAATGAAAAAATTAGATAATATCTATACGCACTATCAAGCACAGGTGAAGACAAAGGACGTAGCCGTAACGTCTTTTATGGAACATACGCTAGCTATCACGCAGTCTATGTTCAAGTACGATGGTCTTCCCGACACTATCCCACAGGTAGAACTTGAACGCCTGTTACAGGAAAGTGGAAACTGTGCTATCGCAAAGGTAGGTAACGACCTGTACGCTCTTGGCGGTTCTACAGGCGGTGATTGTGACGCATACGGTCGCCCTGTTGACTACATCGTGGCGAACCCTTGGTTAAAGTTGAACAAGACGTACAGAATCGGTTCTGATTGCGTACTGATGAAGAATGACACCAACGGTCAAAGCCTGTTGCCTATCATCGGCAAATTTGCGGTTCTCTATACAGATGGTCTTATTTCGTTGAATACGGCTTCAATTCTGACACGTATCACTATGCTGATAAGTGCTTCTGATGATAAGACCAAGCAGAGTGCAGACGAGTTCTTGAAGAAGATTCTCAACGGTGACTTTTCAGTAATCGGTGAAAACAGTTTCTTTAAGGGCGTATCAATGCAGACCGCCAACGTGTCGAACAGTCAATACATAACACAGTTGGTTGAACTCGTACAGTATTACAGGGCTTCAATGCTCAACGAACTTGGCTTGAATGCCAACTATAATATGAAACGTGAGCGTTTGAACCTTGGTGAAGTTTCAATGAACGTGGACGTTCTTTTGCCTTATGTTGAAAATATGCTGAATAGCAGACGTGATGCAATCAGACAGGTAAATGAAATGTTCGGTACGGACATTAAGGTAGATTTAAATTCTTCTTGGAAGTTGGAACACGAAAACTTCTTGGCGTTGTCTAAGGACATCGAAAAGGTCGAAACTGAGGAAACAGAAGAAAAAGAAGAAACTTCTGAAACAGAAGAAAAAGAAGAAAAAGAAGAAACTTCTGAAACAGAAGAAAAAGAAGAAAAAGAAGAAACTTCTGAAACAGAAGAAAAAGAAGAAAAAGAAGAAACTTAATTCGTTATAGCGTATGTTATTCAAAGAATTATTCATCGGGGAAAACCAACTTTTTAGCGTAATCTTTAAAGAACGTTACCCCGAAATTTATGCTGAGATATTCGGGGAAACAAAGCCCGATACCTTTGCTTTGGTGAAGTTCGGAAACAGAACGGTTCTTGATTCATTCACGGAAGCCAACTGCAAAGACTTCACAGGGTCGGTTCTTGATATGTGTGTAGATACGTTCAAGAATCAGTTTGAAGTCTTCACAAAGAAGTACGATTTTCTGAAACCTGTGCTTCAAAGTACTTCGACCGACAAGACCGTTACCGTACAGGAATCCAACACTGACGGAATCACAAAGAGTGATAAGGCGTTCAACGATGATGGCTTCAAGGACGATTCCAAAGAAGACAAGTCAAACGCCAAGAACCGCACGGAAACGGAAACGGAAACAGTTGAACGTACAGGCTTCAACGGTAACGTAACACAGGCTATGTTGGACGAATACCGTGCCCGATTGATGAACGTTCGTGAAGACATCATCAACACTTTAGTAAGTTATTTAACATTAAGTATTTACGAATAATTAATTATTTTAAAATGGAAGTAAAACAGATTTATGAATTGATTAATTCAGTAAGCGGTGAGGTTCTTGGTAAGACCGACATCGTAGCAGAAGACCTTACAGGCGTTGTTGACCTTGGTACAGAAGTATTCAACCAAGGTGCAGTTGATAACTACGTGAAGTCACTTGTAAATCACATCGGTAAGGTGATTTTCGTTAACCGCCCTTATGCGGGCAAGATTCCGTCTGTACTGATGGACGCTTGGGAATTTGGTTCTGTGCTTGAAAAGATTTCCGCAGACGTTCCAAAAGCAACAGAGAACGACACGTGGAATCTTACAGACGGCACAGAGTACAAACAGGACATTTTCCACAAGCCTGTTGTATCTGCTAAGTTCTTCAACTCAAAGGTGACTTTTGAAGTTCCTGTTTCTATCACCGAACGACAGGTAAAGGAATCTTTCAGCAATGCCGCACAGTTGAACGGCTTCTTGTCTATGATTTACTCAGCAGTTGAGAAATCAATGACTATCAAGACAGACGCACTTATTATGCGTACTATCAACAATATGGTGGGTGAAACCCTGTTTGCAGACGCAGCAGCATTCACAGGCGCAGGCAAAACCGTGAACTACGGTTCAACTTCAACTGTAAGATGTGTAAACCTGTTGTATCTCTACAACAAGGCAAAGGGTACAACTTTGACCGCTGACAAGTGTTTGACCGATGGCGATTTTATTCGTTTCGCTTCTTATCAGATGGGCTTGTACGCAGACCGCTTGCAGTCTATTTCTACACTCTTCAACGTTGGCGGTAAAGAACGTTTCACCCCTAAGGATTCACTGCATACCGTCCTGTTGTCTGACTTTGCAAAGGGTGCACAGGCTTACTTGTATGCCGATACCTACAACAAAGAACAGGTTCTGTTGCCAAACGCTGAAACCGTTGCTTCTTGGCAAGGTACAGGCAAAGACTACGGTTTTGCCAGCACTTCTGCAATCAACATCAAGACAAGCGGAAACCACGACATCAACATCGGTGGTGTGCTTGGTGTGATGTTCGACCGTGACGCGCTCGGTGTGTGCAACCTTGACAAGCGTGTAACTACCAACTACAACGCAAAGGCTGAGTTCTTCAATAATTACTATAAGTTCGATGCCGGCTACTTCAACGACACCAACGAAAACTTTGTCTTGTTCTTTGTTGCCTAATTTGGGACGGTGGCACATTCTTACGGTGTGTCACCGTTTTTACTTTTAAATTAATTAGCTATGTTAGTATTAGAAAGAATCTTTCAGAATGACAAGTACACTATTGGTAAATTATATGATGGTGATACTTACCTGTGCGATACTTTGGAACCGCCCAGGAACGTGAATCACCCTTGTATTGATTGCGGTACGTACAGAATCGGGTATCAGTATTCAAACAAGTTCGGTCGCAAAATGCCGTTCCTGTTGCAAGTAAACGGACGTACCGGAATTATGATTCATACAGGTAACTACCCAAAGGACACACAGGGCTGCATATTGGTTGGACGAAATCTTTCAAAGGGTTCTGTTTCAAATTCAAAGCAGACGTTTCAGAACGTGAACGCAATCATTCAAGGAATCGTTAATTTGCACGGTTCGGTAACTATAAAAGTGCAGAACTATGAACGTACTGTTTTATAAATACAATGGTCAACGCAATAAGATAAACAAGGTTCTTGGCGAACCTGTTACTATCACAGGCAAGATTTCCGAAATGGACTTCTTAACGCCTGTTATTTGCGTGCGTGGTAAGGTCAACGGCTTTACAATGTGCTACGTAGAATCAATAGGGCGTTATTACTTTATTGATTCCGTAAGATATGACGGTGACAAGGCTTATTTGTCTTTGTCCTGTGATTCTCTGACTACATTCAAAGAGCAGATTCTTGAAGCTACAGGCGAGATTTACGCTACAGATTCACCACATAAGTACGATGGTGACTACAAGCCTGTATGTGATGTAAGAATGCAGAAAGAAAAGATTCCGTTCCCTTTGAATGAATTAACGGACGATGGTTCGATAGTTATGATAACTATTAAAGGTAATAGATAATGGCAAGTACTTACAATATTATATATAATTTTGACAAGTGCACAGGCGTTGAAAATAACCCGACAACATACACAAACGATGGTTCGAAGATGGTCGCTATGAGGGTAAAAGCCGTTAACGGTTGCTATTTTGAAGATAACGTGAAAATAGGTGAATTTTCTGTTACTTACAACGGTACACCACAGACTTTTGACGTAAAAGCTAAAAAAGTTTCGGCTGATGAGGACCAAAAGGTAATGAACGGTGAAATGACAGGAATCAGAAGTGATGGTACGTTTATCTCTTGGCGATTCACTGCTACATCTATTTTCTCAGGTGACGCAACATTCACCATTCACGCAAGCGGTTCACCTGTTGAACCTGTGAACCCTGTCAAAGTTACAAACAACGTTCTTCACACGACCTACAAAACAGAATTACAGGGAAACAACACCGTTATAACGTTGACCTGTAAAAATGGATTCACCTTTGACGGTGCGCCTACCGTAACTTACGGTGCAGACCCAGACGACCCGTTTTCAGACGGAACAACAGAAAATATGAGTGTTTCGGGTAACGTTGCAACATTCACACTTGCGACTGATTCATACGGTGGCTTTGCTACCTTGGACGGTAAGACCAAAGCGAGTGAACCGCCAACACCTACAGAGCCAACGGTGACGAACAACATCAAAGACGCTACAGAATCACACACCGTGGACGGTTCTTCTGTGACTGTGAACCTTACTTCAAAAAAGGTGATGTTGAACGTGTCCTGTGCTTACGTTGGCAAAGATGGAAGCAATAAGAACGTACCTGTAACTGTTAACGTTGTAATCAATGACGTTGCAGACACGGACACCGCAACGTCAAACGCTTCTGTTACTCTGTCTGATGCTGACTTTAATCACCCGATAGTTATTACAGGTGAAACAAAACAGGCTATGCGTATAGACTATAATTTGTCGGGATGTACGCCTGTGAAAAAGCCGACATATTGTTTCGTTGGTGAACCGCTTACCATTACGTTAACGGCTGATAGTGGAAACGAATTTAATGACGCAGCAAAGTGTACCATAACAGGCTACAACAGTTTAACAGGTGGTCGTGTAGTACAAATGACTATAAGTGAAGACAAGTTGACTGCAACGGGTACAATAACACCAACGGTCGGGACTTCTGAAACAGACGATTGGTTTATAGTTGTTGACGGTGTGGCGAACCCTCAGACAACACCGACAAAGAAGTACGGTTTTATCAACGCTTATGTGTTGAATGAACAGAATCTTGAAGACTTTGCCACCGCTCGTTTTGTAACGTACACAGGTGACTCTGCAAGTACGAAAGAAGACCCGATTTCTTACGACCTTGGCGACTACGTGAACAGGGTCAAAAGATTCTTCTTCCCTGTTGAAAAAGGTTCTACGTCAAAACTGATGTGCGGTAATTTCCAAGTAGATACAAACGTGTTTAACTTGGCGAACGATACAAAGGTGATTTCATTCGGTTCTGTTGACATTCCAAACGTCACAGAAAGCACGGCTGACTATGATACAGACTTGAATATGTTTGTGCCGTTCATCGGTCTTGAAACGTTGCCTGTTGACCTTATAGGGCACACCGTTGCACTTGAACTTAGGGTCAACTTACTTGGTGGTGGTGGTGTATATGTGTTGACCTGTGAAGACAGAATCGTATATACGAAAGAAGTTGAACCGTGCACCGATGTTCTTTTCAGAACTCAGAAACAAGAAGTAAGAGTGCTTGGCGGTTCAAAGTTCGATTCAACTTACCTTATGGGCTTGACGCCTTACATCGTTCTGCAAAAGAAGACCATAACAAGTGCAGGTGTTGAAACCGCTTCTTCACGTCTGACTAAGGTCAAAGACGTTGTAGGTTTTACAAAGTTGGTAAACGTCAAATTTGAAGACACTTCAAATATGCTGATGGACGATGTTAACACTATTATAAACATTTTGCGCAACGGCTTCACCTTATAGAATAAGCCCTGTGCCCTTGTAAGACCCTGTGAGGTGTAATTGCCCACGGGGTCTTTTTTAACGCCCTGTACGGCTTCCATGTGGCTTCTGTGGCAATGGTGGCGTATGTAGCTATGCTACATATAAGGCGACACCGTGGCGGTCTGTGGCTTCTGCTGCATCTGTGGATATCGGCTGCATCTGTGGCTGTGTCGCTGATCCTGCATAAATATGCGATTTCTAAGGCGGTGTCGCATCTTTATTCATCTGTTAAACTTTCTTAACGACTTGTTAAAATTCGTTTCGTTGGCACGGACACAGCAAAAAGCGTGCCAAACTGTGCTAACAACTGTTAAATATGTGTTGGGAAATGTTAAAAATGGGGCATTTATATACCTTT